CCTCAGCAAGATGACCGAGAACATCCGCAAGAGCATCGACGTCTTGCATGAGCGATCGAAGCAGCGGCCCATCCGCCTGTTCACCCCGGCCATGCTGCGCAGGAACATGATTCCATACGGCGAACTGCAGTTCCAGAACATGCTGGGATCGATCGGTTTCCGCTACCCGTTGGCCATTGAGATCATCGCACAGGAGGGCGTCGGCAGCACGACGTTCGTGTTCGACTGGATCAGCAGGTTGCTGGATATGGGCTGTTACGCCATCTACTGCGAGTGCGAGGGCAAGCAGATGTCCGACAAGCGCATCAAGCGCATCATGGACCGCGACCCGAAGCTGGCGGTCATCAAGGTCAACTCGATCGAATACACTGAAGCCAGGTCGCTGCCGCAGTTCGACGACACGCTCCGGAAGACGGTCGAAGATCTGCGCAAGAGGTGCGACAGCGATCCCGAAACGAAAGGCAATCCGATCTTCTTCTTCGCTGATCCGTGGAGCGGGTTGATGTCAAAGAGCGAGGCCGTAGGCAATACGGACTGGGGTCTGGCCGCCAACGCGAAGAAGGAAGCGCCCAAGGACACGGTGGACGGATCCAACTTCGGACACTCGAAGCATGCGCAGGGAATGGCGCGCTGGTTGCCGGCGTTCATGGAGAAGAACAACACCACGGTGGTGTTCATCAACAAGCAGAACGACAAGGTCGACATGGCCGCCAAGCCCTTGCCGTCCTATATGGCGCCGAGCCCGCTGAAGAACGACACGCGTGTCGGCGGTCGGGCGATGAAGCGCCTGTGCGCCTATCGGATGACCATGATGTCGACGACGGACATTCGCGCGAAGGACGGCAACAAGGAGGTCTACGGGCATGTCCTGCGTGTGATGCTGCTGAAAAACTCCTATGGACCAAGGGGCAGGACATGCGACATGACGCTGTTCTTCGACCGCCATGAGGACACTGAGGATTATCAGGCACCCGCGTTCACCTACGCAGACCGGACCGCTACCTGGATGGTGACCAACAAGTTCCTCGGTACGACTGTCGAGAAGGACCTCTACACCTGCGATGCGCTGGGCTGCGTGGCTGTGAAGCCCGAGGAGCTGATGCGCGCGCTGCATACGCACCCTGAGCACATCGAGTATATCGGCGGTCAGCTGGACATCGAAGGGTATGCGCGGGCGATCAAACATATCGTGCCCGCCGAGAACGACGTCGCTGATGACGAGGACGAGGATGACGGCGCCGAGCCGGAGGTGGTGCCGTGAAGCGTCACGCACCGTCGCCGGTGAAGGCATCGGACTCGGTCGTCAGCCGCATGCTGGCGAAGCTGCTGGGAGTGCCGGCGTCTGACGCTCTCGACGATGTCAAGACCGCGGCAGTGGACAGCCTGCCGGCCGACTCACCCCTGCGGCTGTTGATCGTCGCCACCCACGGGTTGTATCCGTGGGTGGCGGCTGTCGCGACGGACATCATGAACGAGGAGTCGACGCCGCTTGCGGAACATCTGCTGTCGACGCCGGGGTCGATGTATGTGGTGAAGGACACGACCGCATCCGGCCCGGAGTCGTTATGGCTGGCTGTCGCCGATCCGTGGGCGGACATGCTGGCGGCGCTGCAACGCATGAGATGTCGAGGTTTATTCCACACATTCAAAGTCGGCGATGACCTCTCCATGATCATCGCCGTGCAACTATCATCATGTCGACTCTGACCAAACCGAAACCCGAAGAATCCGAAACTGAAAGTCCTCCGATCGAAGCGCGGAAAGCCGTAACAACCACCGCCGAAATACAGGCGCTGATGCAGGGAATGAAGAAGATGCCGGCGGTCCTGAACAGCCTGCGGTTCAGCACGCTCCGGGAGGGGCAGGACCGATCGGTGAAGTCCATCATGGCGCAGCGGGACACGATCACGATCCTGCCAACCGGGTCTGGGAAAAGTGCATGCTTCGTTGTGCCGACGCTGTGCATGGGCTGGCGCACCATCGTCATCTACCCGCTGATCGCGCTCATGCGTGACCAGGCCACGTCCATGCAGCGCAAGGGGCTTGCTGCGGCGTCCATCTCCAGCCAGGAGACGGACGGACACAACGCCTCGGTGCTGCGGGACTGGGCGTCGGGCACGCTGCAGTTCATGCTGGTCAGCCCGGAGCGCTTCTCGAATCCGGAGTGGTCGAACGTGGTGTCGCAGTTCCCGCCTGATTTTGTGGCGATGGACGAGTGCTTTGCGCCTGACGTTGAGATTCTCACGGGTCGTGGATTCGTGAGATTCGATGCACTGGACGATGCAGATCAGGTGGCTCAGGTGGATCCGGACACGCACGAGATGACGCTGGTCGTTCCGTCGCGCGTCATACGTAGGCGGCACAAAGGAGAGATGATCCACATCGAATCGACCAGCGGCATAGACATCTCGGTAACTCCGAATCACGATCTGCTGGTTTACAGGGCTGACGGCAGCTGGCGAAAGCGAACTGCCGCGGACGCCAAGTTCAGCTACATGTGGCGTATGAGAGCCGCAGCCGGCGCCGGCACTGGACGCTCCGCATTGACACCTTGGGAGCGTCTTCAGACTGCTTTTCAGGCGGACGGAAACGCCCACAGCAAATCGTCTGCTGCGTTTTCGTTCGTGAAGCAGCGAAAGATCAAGCGATTCCTGCAGATCATGAAAGACGGCGGTTATGCCTTCAACGAGGTAAAAGACCGATCAGATGGTAGCCGTCGAAGGTTCATCGTGACGGGGGTGCCCGGGCTTTCCAAGATCATGCGCGAGGTGCTTGATTACAACGATCTGTCGGCTGATGCCTGTCGCGCGCTGGTCGACGAATGCATCGCCTGGGATGGTAGCGACGTCAGCGATTCGCTGGGTTACTACAGCAGCACGGTGGAGGACAACACAGACTACTTCCAGGAAGTCTGCATACGCGCTGGACTGCGCGCCCGAAAAACATTGCAGGTGGATCACAGGTCGGACGCATTCAGCGATGTACACCGGTTGTTCATTCGCCTGGGCGAGCCAACCGTAGACACGCAGGAATTCAGGAAGCGCGTGACGGACTACGACGGAATGGTCTACTGCGTGACTGTACCCACCGGGTGCATCGTGGTTCGACGCAGCGGAAAAGTTGTCGTGATAGGAAACTGTCACACGTTCCATGACTGGGCGGACACCTTCCGTCCCGGCTACAAGTTCGCCGGGGAGTTCATCCAGAAGGTGCAGCCGAAAGTGGTGGCGGCGTTCTCTGCGACGCTGTCCGAGGAGGCTGAGGCGGAGGTGCGGAGCGGTCTGGGCATCCTCAAGGCCAAGCTGATCTACCACTACCCGCGCCGCACGAATCTGCATCTGGCGTCCCTGTTCCTGGACCGCATGTCGGAGGCCGCACCCTGGGTGGCTGCGAACTGCGAGGGGCCGACCATCGTCTACGCTTCCACGCGTAAGAGGGTGGAGGAATACGCGGCGGCCATCAGCCGCTACACCAACCGCCCGGTCTACTTCTACCACGGCGGAATGCTGCAGCCGGATCGTCGGTTCAACCAGGACAAGTTCATGGCGGACCCCGAGGCAGTCATCGTGGCCACGAACGCGTTCGGCATGGGCGTGGACAAAAGCAATATCAGACACGTGGTGCACTTCGACATCCCGGGCACTCTGGTGGCTTTGGCGCAAGAAGCGGGTCGCGCAGGCAGAGACGGTCTCGACTCCTACTGCACGATCATCCCGACTCCTGAGGGCATTCGCACGCGGAAGCACTTCATCCGCTGCGGCAATCCAACGCCGGAGGACATCAAGGCGTTCTTCAAGGCGGCAAGTCAGATGCGTGAGGGCGCCAACGGGGCGATCACGGCGTCGCGCGATGAGATATGCAAGCGGGCTTCGATCGATCCGTTCGCGACCCAGGCCATCATGTCGTTCTGCCTGGGTGAGCGAATCTTCGCGCACGACGCGGACGCCGCGCGGCAGCATCGCATCCGGTTTGAGGAAGTCATTCCGACCATGACGAAGAAGGAATCGGAAACGCGCGACGCGATCTTCGACGTCGGCGTGGAGAAGGACGGCTGGTGGCAGTTCGACGTGGATGCGCTGGCGGAGCAGTGCGGCGCCGAGCCGGTCACGGTGATGTCGCGCATGCGAAAGATGCACGACAAGAACATCCTGGAATGGGTGCGGTCCACCACGCGCAAGCCGCTGCAGATCTTGCGTCGTCCTGACGAAATTCCGAAGGAGTCGTTTGACCGACTGCACGAGAAGTCTGCGCGCGCGAATGCGGACCTGGAGCTGGTGCTGGACTACACGAACGAGGCGGACGATGCGAAGCACGACTTCCTGGAGAAACACCTGAACCGATAATGTAACGGATTGCAACGAGTGACAGACTGCGGTAAAAGCTGTACGTGCCGAATCCATCCTCCGACATCCCTGAGCCGCCAGAAGGCGTCACGCTGCGCGACCCGGAAGATTCCGACGCCACGCGGGAGGCGATCGATACCTCTGTGATGCAGTCCATGCAGCGCTACGTCAACGGCTACGCCTACGGCGGAGTCCGGCTGGAGCTGAAAGACATGAAGCATGTCGGTCCGGCGAGGTTCACCAAAGCCGAGCAACGCGAGGCGCTGCTGGACGACAAGTCGCTCGTGCGCCGGCTGCGCGGAACGATGCGGCTCGTGGACGACGTGACCAACGAGGTGCTCGACGAGCGCAAGAATGTGACGCTGGCCCGAGTGCCTTACCTGACGGAGCGCGGGACGTTCATCGAGAACGGATCCGAGTATGCCCCAGCCATGCAGTCGCGCCTGCTGCCTGGGGCCTACACGCGACGCCGGGACAATGGCGAGCTCGAGACGCATCTGAACGTGCGCCCCGGCACCGGCTCGGCCCTGCGGGTGTCGTTCGACCCGCGCACGGCGCAGTATCGTCTCAAGGTGGGATCGTCGGACCTGCACGCCTACTCGGTGTTCAAGGACCTCGGGGTGACGGACGAGGAGCTCGCGCGTCGGTGGGGGCCGGAGATTCTCGAAGCCAACCGGGCGAAGTATTCGAGGCATACACTGGACCGCGTGTACAACAAGGTGATCCCAAAGTGGGAGCGCGACCCCGCGCGTGCGCCAGAGGACCGCGTGAAGGACATCCGGGCGGCGCTGGACCGCGCCCAGGTGGCGGAGTCGATTCTCAAGCAGAACCTGCCGAACCTCTACAGCCACGAGAAGGCGGCAAGCTGGAGGATGGCGGGGACCGCGATCGACGCAGCCGACCGCATGACCAAGGCGGCAGCCGTCCCGTTCGATCCTGACTTCACGCCCGAACAGATCTGGGGACAGTGGGAATCGTTCGACGTGCCGCTGACCAAGCGCGCAGCGTTCTCCCCGGACTTCACGCCGGACGAACTCAAGGAGTCCTACAACGCGATCTACGGCGGCAAAGGTCCGCGCCTTGCGTCCATGCGCGCGTGGCCGGAGCACTGGCTGGACGACACCGACAAGCAGGGCTGGCTGCAGTGGTATGAGAACTACCACACCGGTCGCCGCGGCGAGACAGACGAGAAGCAGATCGCCAGGTGGAAAAGTTTCAAGGCTCGGACCGGCGCGCAGTTCGAGGCCAAGCCGACACCACGCCGCGCGTTCGCCCTGGTCAACTGGGGCATCGACCCGCTGAAGCTGCTGCCCGCTAAGCAGCGGGAAGACTTCAAGGAGGGGATGGAAGGCTACCGGCGCAAGGAGTATGTCCGCCACTACATGCAGCGGCACGACTTCGACGACTCCGAGCGCGAACGCCTGGCTAAGCTGGCGCGCGGTCGCGGCGCTGACGCGGTCGGCACCCCTGGACCTGGGGAGCTGATGACGCTGGCGCTGGAGGGCTACATCAAACCGGAGGATCTGTCGTGACGACAACCACGCACAAATTCGAGGTGGAAATTACGACGGAGTCTGCTGCCCCGCCTACCAGGGATCAGGAAGAAGATGTGATCAATTTGCTCACGTGCGGGCTTAGGCAACCTCGGGATGATGTAAGATTCCAGGTGCGTCATTACCGAGTGCAGATACCTGGCACGGAGCGCGTGTCTGAGTGCTCACTTGGGGGATACAGCAAACCGGAGGATCTACAATAAAATGACACAATCACAAATGACACAAGCACAACATGGAGGCTATGAGGCGCTGGGAGTTTTCGCTCTGCCTTTCGAGATACGCAAGGCGGCGGACGAAGACATGTGGTTCATGGTAATCTCTCTGCCCGGCGACGGGACTCTGACGCAAGAATTGTCAGACACGTGCGATGCTCAAATCAAGGCGGTGACTGATCTCATGCGCGGAACGCTTGAATACGTCACTACTCATCGCCCTCCTTTGGGCATGAGCGGGATCGAGCACAGGGTGGAGGCAGTCTGGATACGCAGCATGCCGCAACCAACCTGCGCGACGTTATGAAACTCCTGTCCTACATCCCCGAAGAAACGCTGGACTCCGTCCGTGAGCACGGGCTGCTGTCCGGCGACATCCTTGCGCGCCCGGAGAACCGGCACCTGCTGGAACTCGCGCGCCCCGGCAAGGCGGCCGACGAGTGGCTGGCATTCCGGGAGAAGAAGCTGAAGGAGGAACCGTGGAAGGCGTCGTTCGCCGGCCCGTCCGCATTCTTCGGCCAGCCCGACACGGACCGCATCAAGGGCGACGCGACGCACCCGATGAACCAGCGGAAGTCTGTGCCGCTGCGGATCGATCTCGAAGCCCTGCTGCGGGACGCGCCAGACACGCGCCTGCACGGCGTCGAGCTGGCCCCAGGGAAGTCGCTGTGGGGACATCTGAGCGACGAGGAGTGGGACGCCATGTCGGACGAAGAGAAGGAGCCGATCCTTGCCGCGCGGCATCACGACCTGAAGATCGATGAGATCAAGCAGCTCATCGAGCGCGCGAAGAATCCGAAGGAACTGTGGAAGCACTTCGAGCCCGGGCACGGCCGGTATGCCGGCGACGTGCCGCACGTCCAGATCATCCATCCGACGGGGAAGATTGATCCGAAGTATCTGGAGTTTCCGATGGAAAAGATGGCGAAGACTTTCCGGCTGTCCGGCGACAAGCTGCAGGGCGTGGGGCTGCGGAAGAACTGGCACGCGATCCTCAAGGAGCTGCAAGCTTCGGGCCTGGCCGTGAATGACGCCCACACCGGGGATGTGCACGCATCGGTGGAGGACAAGCACGCTGATGTCGCACTGGAGAAATTGCGCGCCTACCTCGTCGCGCAGGGGCTGGAACATCCCGAGATCGAGCCAGAGGAGGATGAGCCGCTGCATCGGGTGGAGATGGTGGATGATGACGTCATGACGTTCAACACCCGGCAGGGCTTCATCAGGAATTTCGACAAGACGCCTGACGATCGTCGGAAGTGGGTGGCGGATCGGTTCAACCTGACCCATCGGGATAACGCGCTGCACGGCAATGTGACGGCGCGCGCCCTTCGGCAATTGATGGGTGAGGTGCCCATTTACGAGGACCAGCTTGCCAATCCGCAGGATTATGGCCCGACTGCGTTTGCGAAGGCGGCATCGACCTACGTCCCGATCGGTGTCCCGAAGCCGATGCCGAAAGCGCCGATGAAGTCGCCCATGGCGCATCACCGCTACCTGGCGGACGACGACGAGCACGAGAAGTATGCACCGGTGGGCATCGACGGCCTGCTGGCTGCCACCGAGAAGCTGCTGGCCGTGAACCGCGGCCTGGCTGAGACGGACGACCGCGACAGCCTGCCGAACGACCGCGTCCACACGGTGGACCGCCTGATGGCCGAGCGTGTCAAGCTCGACCACGGACATGCCCTGCGCGCGATGATGGGACGGCTGAGCCGCATACGCACCCTGGACCCTGTGGGCCCGGACGCGTTCGGCGGATACACGATGGGCTACCTCAAGTCCAATCCGCTGGTCACAGCGCTGGAGGAGATCAACCCGATGCACATCCTCGAGCAGAAGCGTCGCATCACCAAGATGGGACCCGGCGGCATCGGCGACCCGAATGCCATCACGGACGACATGACGGCAGTCAGCGCCACGCAGTTCGGCTTCGTGGATCCGATCGCGGGGCCGGAGTGTATGCCAGGCGATCACGAGGTCTACACACGGCGCGGGTGGGTGAAGTGGGTGGATGTGCGCGACGATGATCAGTTCGCTTGTCGTATTGATGATCGTTTTACCTGGGGCGCGGCATCACGAGTCATTCGACAGCGCTACACTGGTGAGATGATCGTGGCGCAGTCGTCGAATACGTTGATGCGAGTGACTCCATCACATCGAGTGTTATTCAAGCGAGATCCAGAGACTAGGAAGTTCTCGGTCGGCGCCGCATCTGATGTGGTCGGTAGATCAATTCGCATCCCTCGTCGGCACTTGCCACTGGTGGGCGACGAGGGTATGAAAACATTTACGCTGCCGGAAATCGGCGGTACCAACGGCAATCAGAAGCGTTTTGCGCCGTTCGACATCGCGGACTGGTGCGCCTACATGGGCTGGTGGCTCAGCGAAGGGAACTCCCACACGACGCAGCCTGGTCGCCTGTCCTACGCCACGGGTCGCGTGGGTATTACGCAGTGCCGCGCTGCCAACCCGGAGAACTACGCTGAGATTCGCGCACTCTGCCTGCGTATGAGAATTTGCGACTGCGACAACGGACGAACATTCCTGTCTGGCGCCAAGCAGCTCGTCAGCTACTTCAGTCAGTGGACGGACGGCTGCTACGAAAAGTGGATACCCGACGAATTATTTCACGCGCCGCTGAAAGCCAGGCAGGCGCTGCTCGACGCGTTGATCAAAGGCGACGGTCGAGATTCTGGGAATCATCTCAATTACTGCACGGTGTCGCGTCGCCTAGCAGAGTCCGTAGAGAGACTCGCCATAGAGCTCGGCTACGCGGCTTACATTCGCGAAGAAAAAGACAGGCGCGAGCATGTCACGACCACCAACTACTGCGTGAGTCTGGTCCGAGCAGAGCTGACGACGCTGCAGGCGAGGTCCTACGTCACGAGGCACAACGGAAGCGCAACCGGCAACAACTGGTCGACGGAACACTACGACGGCATGGTCTACTGCGCCACTGTTCCCGGTGGCTTCCTTTACGTCCGCGGTTCCGGCAGGCACCCAGGCTACTGGACTGGCAATTCTGAAAAAGCCGGCATCGACGTCCGACTGGCGCACGGCGCACGTGTCGGATCTGACGGTCGAATTTATCAGTTGCTCGTCAACCGGCGCACGGGTAAGAAGGAGTGGGTCAGCCCCAGCAACCTGCGGGGGAAGACCCTCAAACTACCCGACTAATTCCATGAGCCAATCCCAACCCACACAAGAGCAGATCCGCAACGCCCGCCACCAAGGTTACGGCAACAGCACAGCGATCATTGCGGAGCCCCGCCGCAGCGCGCTGAATGCGAGTTATGTGAAGCAGGACACGCGGCGCGAGCGCAACGTGTCCGGATTCTTCAAGACTATCATGGGCTCGAAGTAAATGTCAGCGGGACCGGCCGGTGGTGTCATCGGCAGGGCGGAGAACCGTCTGCTGCCAGCGGAGTCGACTCCGCTGCTGATGCAATACCTGTCCTCGTATGCCGACGGCTTCCCGAACCGCTGCGCTGCGGTTGCGAAGCTGCTGAACTGCTCGCAGATTACTGCCAAGCGGCTGCTTTCCAAAAGCAAGCCGTATCGCGGACGGATGCGAACCGGGCGGGCTGCGCGCATCTGCGACGTCGTCGGCCAGCCGCTGAGCAGCGTGGCACCCGCGCGGGTGACGCGCACCTGCGTGGAGGCCATGGTGGGATGGGCGTCGGCGGCAACTTTCTCGGAAGCGATGCAGCTGGCCACCGATTGCGCGCTGTCGATCTGCGTTCTCGCGTTCAACGCGTTCGGGCTACGCGGCTGGTTCACGCTGCGCTACGACGCCGGCTGGCCGACGAGCGTGGACGTCTCCCTGACGCAGCACCCGGAGCTGATACCGCTGGCTGACAAATTCGCACCGCACCGAATCGTCGCGACGATGGAACGGGGCGCAGATGGACAGCGCCGTATGTTCGTCAGCCGGCACCACAAAATAGACGGCAGAATCGACAAGCAACCCATGACCTACGACCTAGTCGAACGTCACATTACCAGAATCAATGCACTCACAACCCACCATGCCGCCGGACTCGAGCGCGAAGTCCGGATCCAGACCCCCGAACCCAGGTGACGCCACCGACGCGCTGGTGGCGAGAATGCGCAGCGGAGACCTGAGCGAGGTCATCGAAGCGGACGAAATCGAGCAGGCCACAATTCGCATTCCTGCGGTCCCGACGCCGGAGTATGACATTCCGGACTCGCCCATTGTCACGGTTCGCGAAGCGGGAATACGCATACCACCGGTGCTTGTGCAACTGCTCGGCACCGAGGCAGAGAGCGAGTTGCTGGCCGTGGCCAAGTGCCTGAGCGATCGCACCAGGAAGAAACTCACGCTGGTGTTCCACACGCCGATTGGCGACGTCAAATCACCAGTCGCGTGGAGCAGCGCCGAGCCGATGCATCTGCATCGCGTCAAGCACCTGCTGCTGATCATGGTGAGATCTTCGGAGTCGATGTTCGCGCCGCACCCGGGATCTGAACTGGAGATCAGCTTTCTGGAGCACCGCGATTCCCCGCGCGTGCGCGTGCTGTGCCTGGCGCCGCCGATGCAGCTTTATCCGGGGGTTGGGATTGACTTGCTCTGCTTTTTGCCTCAGTCTGCCAGCGTGGAAAAACAAGGCGTATTACATGACGGAGTTCCTTCGGTCGTTTCCGGACGACCGAGCGATCGCGTTGACGACGAAACCGGCGAGCCCATTGCGGAGGGCGAGAAGAGCGCCAGCGCGCGGTTCCCGGAGGTCGGCAAATCCGTCGCTAATGTCGCCGGGGCAGCCAGGCTGGACTTCGATCGTCCGCGCGCAAACTGACACGCTTTAACCGATGGCCGTCATCTCCAACTCCTTTCTGAACGGTTCCAAAAAGTTTGGAGATCCATTCCTGCTTCCGTCGACAGATTCATTCCCGAGCGACATCAAGTCCACGTTCGACTTGTGTCTCTATCTCTACCGGACCAACCGTCTGTACGGAGCAGTATGCAACCGGGTAATTTCCTATTTCATCACCGGGATCGAATTCGTCGACGCGGGCGACAAGGACGAACAGAAGAAGCTGGAGCGGCTGCTGACGGAAACGCTGCGCATCTTCTCGAAGATGCAGAAGGCCGGCACAGAGTGGGCCATCTACGGCCAGGCGTTCGTCCGCTGCGTCGAGCCGTTCGATCGCTGGCTCGTCGACAACCGCGACGGACTCCAGCGCGCCATTTCGTTGGACATATTTCCGGAACATTTGGTGAAGTATCACTGGTCCGATATGGTTTACGAGGTGCCGGACATGGCAGCGGCGGCGAAGCTGCCGAAACAAAAGCGCAAGATGGCCGATCTGCCGACTGTGAGGTTGGAATTCCGCGACAAGCCGTCTGCTGCGCCTGACCGCTTCTCCATCATCTTCCTGGACCCGCGCTACGTGGATCTGGACTCGCCGCACCACGCGGACACGACGGAATACATCTACCGGATTCCTCCGGACATGGAGGCCAGGGTCAAGCACAACAAGCTGCACGAGATCAACAACACGCCGCGCGGTCTGCTGGAGGCGATCTCGAAGAACAAGGACTATCGATTCCGCAAGGGCGAGGTGCATCATTTTCGATCGCCGACGCCGTGCGGAGTCTCCGATTCCGGATGGGCAGTGCCGGAAGTGCTGATGCACTACGATGCGCTCTACCAACTGGCGATTTACCGGAAGGCGGACTTCGCCGTCGCGCAGGAATTCCTGCATCCGACGAGAGTGCTGAGTCCGAACTTCGGTGGAAACATCGGCGACGCCGTGCTCACCACACTGATGTCGCGCTGGCGCTCGGAGATGCAGAACATGATCGCCGCGCGCCGGAGGGACGCCACATCGATCCACGCGGTGCCGTTCCCGATCGAGATGCAGACCTTCGACGGCGGAGGCAAGGCCATGGTGCTGTATGACGTCGTGGAGGCATACACCAACCAGCTGTTCGACGGGCTTGGATTCCCGCGTGAATTATTCCGTGGCACGCTGAATCCGGAGCAGCTGCCGAATGCCATTCGCATGTTCGAGCGGCAGTATGAGTGGCTCTACGCAGAACTCGACGGGCTGCTCAAATTTATCGCGCGCACGGTGCAGCGAGCCTTCGAATCGAAGGAGATGGAGGTGCGACTCAAGCGTCCGGTCGTGGCATACAACGCCGAGTGGATGCAGCTGCGCATGCAGCTCGCCGCAAACCGCGAGATCCCCCGAAAGGATGTCTACCCGGACATCGGAGTCACCGACCCGGAGGCCGCGAACATTCGGGCCATCGAGGAGGATCAGGAGATTCAGCGCGGAGCCGAAGAGCTTGCGAAGAATTACGAGAAGGAACGCACGCAGGGTTCCATGGCCGATCTCGCAATGGCAGCGGCCGAGCAGTCCATGCAGCAGACCGCTCAGGGCGGGGCTGGTGCGGCGGCCGGCGCAGGCGGCGCCCCCGCTTCTCCGTTGGATTACGCCGTCGATACAAATGCTGACCCGACCATGGTGCAGCAGCGCGCCCAGGAGATCGCCCAGCAGTGGATCCAGATGCACACGCAGCAGCCGAATTCGCACCGCAAGGAGATGCAGCGGGCCGAGGCAATCAATCCGACGCTTTACGCCGCGGCGAAAGACGCCATGGAAAAGATGCGCGCGCAGGCTGGTTCGCAAGGTCGCGCCCAAGTCGGGCAAATGCTTGCCGGACAGCAGCAATAATCGTATAGTCTCGATGCGATGTCTCACCAGAAATCCCAATACCCACGAAAACTCCGCGAGGCGGCGGTGCAGGAAGTTGCCGCAGCCGCGTCCAAGAAGTTGACGGAAGGCGAACTGAGTTTCGACCACGATCACGCGGCGACTCCGCGTGGAAGTGCGACAGACGCAGCGGACCGGTTTGACTCGGAGAACTGGGTGGCAAAGTATCCAGGACAGAACTCCCCGCACGTCGGGAACGGAAGTGGAGGACGGCGATGAGCGAGGAGATCGTGCATCCGCTCATACCGCACGGCGCGGTTCCGAAGTCCATTCCGCACCACCTGCAGGGCGAGGTGTGGGATTTTCGGAACGAACCTGACGGTAAAATTTCGTTCCAACATCCGAAGGCTTCCATTGGGCTCTCGCCAGACGACTCCCGGGTGTATATGACTCCCGACGAGTACAAGCTGAGTTTCGATCCGGCCTACCGGATGATGCATCTGCAAGAAGCGGCCAACAACGGGTATGCGCCGCTGCAGCGCATTCCGAAAACCCCCGCGCGGCAGTGGAACGATTCGATTGCCAGCGGCATCGGCAAGGCGCTTGACTGGGGGAGTTCGTCGCAGGGCAAGGCCGTCGGAACGGCCGGGCTGCTGTCGGCGCTGGCCGGCGGAGTGGGTGGCTATCTGTGGGGACCCAGCAAGCGGGAGGGTGGGAGTCCGATCAAGCGCGCGCTCATGGCTGCGCTGCTTGCCGGCGGCGTTGGCGCGGCCGGCACTGCATGGGCGCAGAGCAAGCACAACCGCCGCGAGGCGTGGCTCTCAAAGCAGGCAGCGACGGACTGGTTGCCTCTCGTCATTCAACTGTTGAACAGCGATCCGTCGATCAACTCCGGACAGCGCGCGCTGATCCTGCGCGCTCTTGCGAGTGCCAGATCTTCCGATCAGGAGGACCTCTATCGCCTACTCCGCACTGCGACTGGTGCCGGCATTGGCGCGCTGGCCGTGCGTTTTCTGGGCTCCAAAGGCTTGCTACCAATGATTGCGGGTGGTATGCTGGGCGGCGCGATGGGGTATGGCTACGATGCCGGCCCACGTCGTAACATTCTGGGACAAGTTTCAATCACCGACTATCTGTAACATTTATGAATGCAACCGCTGTAGGATTCGCGTTTGGACAAGGACTGGCCGCTTCCACGTTCGGAATCGGACGCAACGAGATGCTGCGTCGGCAGGGCAGACAGCGCGTCATGACCAGCGAAGAGGGCATCCCTTTTGAGCGTCAGCTGTGCAAGCTGGCCGCAGATCTTTTTGAAGGATTCGGCGACGCGCATTCGCCGGTGTGCATTCTCTTCCGCAACCTCGAAAAAACTGCGACGTGGCACGCCTCTTATCGGCGCTTCACGGACAGTGTCCGTCGCGCGCTCGCAAACCAGGAGGAGCTGCGCAAGGAGGCCGGGGCTGCCTTGCTGCCGGCCGCCGTGGCGTTGCATGACAACATCGGCGGGAACATCCTCAAGACCCTCACAGCCGGCGGTGCGCTCACCGGAACTGCACTGGGTTCGCTCGCGTTTCTGCTGTCACGCAACGCCGAGCAGTCATCGGCGGAGAACGCGATCATTATGGAGAAGGTCAAGGCGTATCGAAAGCTGAAGAACGACATCGAGGAGGACATGGCGAACGAAGTTCAACCCGCCGCAAAAACAACACGCTCACGCTACAATGTCTGACGCGAAAACAAAACGCTCAACGCCCGCAGAGCAGGAAGCCGCGCTGATGGATAGCGCTGAAGAGATGTTTGAAAAATCCGCCTCCGCGCTTTCGGCGGAGGACCAGGAGAAGTTCGTGAAAGTCGATACGGATCGGTTTGAAGACCGTCCGCCCGCGGGTCCGGACGACAAGGACGCAACCAAGGATGACGACGAAACGCCGACGCGACCGACCGATACCAGGTGGGGAAGCAAACCGTCCATCCGCGGGCAGATGGCGGAGCAGCCGTCATCCGTGCGACTCGTCAACCCCGAGACCAAAATACTCACACTATCGAAACCGGCGGACCTGGCCGAGTACAACCGCCTGCTGAAAGCATCCGCAGACCCGGAGGTGCCGACGCTGGCGATCTCCGTGCTGGAAAAGCAACCCTACGAAGGCTCCTGGGTCGTGTTCATCACTTACCAAGAAGTCCAATACATGCAGTTCTGACACCATGCCAACCAACCTGATCGAAACTGTAGCAAGAGGAGCCGCCGGTAAACTCACCGGCACGGTCAACTCGCCGGATGTAGCCGCCGCGCAAGACGCGCGCGGAACAAGTCTCGTGCGCAACATGGCCGTCGGCGGCATGGCCCTGGGGGCCGGCGCCAGCGCGGTCGTGGCGCTGCTGAACTATCTGAAGTCGCTGCGCGAGGAGAACGAGCTCGCGGACAAATCGCGCCTGAACGACGACACGCTCTACATCTCATCCCCGCACCCGCAGCAGAAGTCTGCGTCAGACGTGAATCGGTGGATCGCGCCCGGGTTGGCTGTCACGGGCGGCATTCTGGGCGCCGGCGGCGCTTACGCGCTGACCCAGGCCGTCTACAATTACCTGCAGAAAAAGCACAAGGAGAAGCTGCTGGACGAAGCGCAGGGCGAGGCGCTTCTCGCCGCGGACCTCGAGGTGTCGAAACGTGCCGCGGCGGCTCCGGCAGTGGATGCCAAGATGAATCTGTATGACCTGATCTCGGCGACGCCTGTGGCGCTGCCGCTGCTGGCTGCGCTCGCGGCCGGCGGGGTCACTTTCGCAACGCTGCGCAAAGCCTTTCCGTCGGTCCAGACACCGAAGTCCAGATACCCGAAGCGCGTGCGCCAGGTGGCTGCCGACGGCCACCTGAGTGAGCCGGAGGTTGGCGACGAAGAGCAGCTGAAGTCGGCCGCGACGTTGTGGGCGGAGGCGGACTGTGAAGCTGCGGCCCAGGAATTCCTGATGCTGGCTGTGGATCAGATGGCCCACGAAAAATCGGCGTCGGTGTGTGTCACCTCGGACTTGCTGCACAAGGCAGCCCGGGATGGTATCGCCGGGATGGTGCAAACCCAGCGCGACGGCGGAATGGAAGCGTTGGTGGAGTTCGCCCGCGGCGCATCGGATGAGCCGCTGCCGCTACCAGAGCGCGCGCTTGCGGCGGTCGCGATCTGCAAGTCCGCCAGGCTCCGGCCCGTTGTCGCAGCGCTGGCCGCTGCGGAGTTCGCCGATCTCGTGCCGAGTCTGTATGACGAGGTCCTGTCGCACGGCGAAGAGCAGATCGAAAAATTCGCCGGAATTGCCACCCTGCTGCAGCTGACTTATTTCCGCCCGCAGATTCTGGAAAAGACCGCGGCGGACACGCGGCTCGCGGCAGAGCTCGAACAGATGATGGCAGCAGACCCGGCAATCAGCGACGATATGCTGGCGGCGGACCCCGCGCTTGAAGGTCAGATGCCGACTGGAGATCCGGCAGTCAGCGACGCCATGCAGGAGGAACTCACGTCCGACTCTGCAGGCGGCATGAGCGAGGATGCCGAGGGCGGCGACATGATGCAGGAGCAGGGCGAACGGTTGCAGCCGAACAACCCGGACCCTGTCGATCAGTTCATGGCGATGAAGCAGGAGCAGTCTCCGATTCTCGAGCCGGCGGTTGCGTCGGACGCCGTGGCCAGCGCGTAGGACAAAATGTAGAATTTCTTTGCGGTTCATCTGCCCGGTCATCGCCCAGTGCGGTGACCGGGCTTTTTGCGTACACCAACAACCATCACATCATCATGAACGACATCACACAAATCAAAGCCGCGCTACTGAGCGCAGCGCCAGGCACCACGATCGAGATCCTCAACTACCGCGATTCCGAAGGCGTCGCAAAAGACATCCGGGTAGAGCTTCTGTCCTTGGAAGCATACGCCGCGATGCAAGCCGAAGATCTGAAGCGGCTGCGGGAAGCGAAAGTGGACGATAACCTGGCGGCGTCCGATCGTGGCGACCTGCAGCTGGTCGATCTGATCGCAGCACGAGCGCAGCTGATCGAGTCTCGCGAGAAGTCCACGCAGGCGCGCGAAGAAGGCAGCGGCGGCTCCAGGGGCGCGGAGTATCACATGATCTCGCCGAACGTCGCCACGCTGCCGACGTCAGACACCGCACTCTACCTGATGCGGTTGAAATCCCTGCAAGAGCCAGGCATGCCGAAGCCGGCCAAGGGCAGTGTTCCACGGGCGAAACAGGAACTGACGCGGTGGCTGAATCTGCCGACCCGATACTACATCCACACGCTGAAATTGGAGCCTGGAAAGTTCGAGACTCTGCGCATCACGCGCGAGGTGGTTTTGCCGCCAGCATTATAGGACCCAGAAGAAAGGTATCATGCAAACGGCTAAATGATACTCGATCGGGAAGTTCAAAAGAGGCAAAATGATACTCGATGCGAAATCTGTAAGACGCGGTAGATCAACGCGTTCGGGGGCGCCGCGCACGAGACCAGGGTATCACGGATTGTCAAATACACTGCACCGACCCATGATACCCGGCGCGAAACGTAATTTGCTTAGGGAGAAACGGGTTGACGGAATCCGGGCGGCGACGCATTACTGGAGCATGGAAAACACAGCCAGACACGCGCAGATTTTCAAGAACGTGCAGTTGCGGGATCATCTCGGGCGGCCCGTGGATAATCCGAAGCACGGCGCGGTGCTGTCCGCCAAGCAGATGCGGACCTACTACATCCAGGGGATGGCTCGCGTCGGCAATTACGACGATCGCGGACAGTCCGGAGATCCGATTCGCGAGTCGCTTGTGCGTGCGCAGGTGCCATACATCGTGACGCTGCTGGTCTATCACAGCAAGTTCCAGATCGAGCCGACGCATCGCGAGTATTTCATCTACGCGCCCATGGAAGTGCAGAAAGCCGCGGAGCTGGCCCTGCGCCTGTGGCAACGATGGGAGCGTCCGCCGCGTCCTGAGTTCATGTTCGAGGATCTGCGGGAGGTTTATCCGAAGGTGGACGACGGCGTGGTAGCGGAGCCGATCTCCGACTCGACGTTCGACGCGCACTGGAGGGACGTGCGCAAGCGGAAGAACAAGTGTGCCGGCGACCCTGAGTATCCTTTCGCCTTTACCTGCCTGGACCAGGATGTCATGCTCCAGAAAGTGACCGACTTCCAAGCTGGTCTCAACGTCAAAATCCGATAACCAACCCGACACCATGAACGAATCCGCTACGCCTCACACCATCGAATCACTTGCCGAACTGCCCCGCAAAACGGATGTGATTGCCATCGCGGAATCCATGGGACTCGATACGGAAGGCACGCGAGCCGAGATTTCCAGGCGGATCGTGGACGGCTTGGATGCGCATATCGACATCGCCATTCCGACTCAGCCAACAGCCGCGAGCGACCTGTCCGTTGT